TGCAGACCGCAGTCACCCTGGACGAACGCGCCGACGCCGGATTGGACCAGGACAACGCGTCCATCCTCACCGGCGAATACAGCGTTGTTGACGACCAGTCTCAGGACCAGGTCCCGGACGGCGTGAACACCGAGACGGGCGAAATCACCGAACCCGCCCCGGGCCAGCAGCCGGACACCGGCACCGACGAGCTCAACCTCGAGTAACCGGCCATGCCCAGCCGAACCATCGAAGAGCAGTTCGACCGTGTCGAGGAGTTCAACAGCCTCCTCGGCGCGGCGGAGCTGAATGCCGCCACCACCTGGGAAGAAGAGTTCACCGCCGACCTTCGCGCCAACTTCCAGCGCTACGGCCCGCGGATGTTCCTCAGTGAGTCCCAGCACACCACCCTCGAACGCATCGCCAACCAGTAGGAACCCGCCCATGAGCCAGAACAACGCCGCTTTCCTCCACATGACCGCCGACACGCTCGGCAAGAGCCTGCTGCAGGGCCTGATCCAGGAAATCCGCATCCTGCCGGACGTGTGGCAGAAGCTGTCCGAAGCCAAGCAGACCGATGTGATCGAGCGCCTGGAACAGCAGGTGCGCAACGCCGCCACCATCGCGGTGCACACCATTGCCGGCAGCGATCGCGACACGGTCTACGGCAAGCTCGAATCCTTCACCGCCAAGGACAAGGTGAAAGCGGTCTTCACCGTGAGCCCCAGCAGCCCGAACCAGGAGCAACTCTTTGGCGCTGTGCACCAGGACTGCTTGTTGGTCATCGGCGGCGCCGCTGAGTTCCTCGACGGCATGAAGGACGTGAAGGCGGATCCGGACCAGAACCCGCTGGACCTGAATGGCGGCGACGGCGACATGGAAGACGGCGCCTGGGGCGGCGAGCAGCAGCCCGACGATGATGTCGTAGATGCCGAGTTCCAAGAACTGCCGCAACTCACCGTCGAGCGCTTCGCCGGCCACACCCTGGGCGAGATCGCCATCGGCGTCGCCACCAAGAAGGACGTGTTCGACGCGGCCTGGCTGCAATCGCGCTTCGCTCTCACCACCGAGGAAGCCGAGCGCGTCGTTCTCCAACTGCTGGAGCAGGGCGTCATCGTGCTCGAGCAGGAGAACGAGGAATCCCGCGAGCTGAACACTTACCGAGTCGTCAAGAAGCCGGGGGATATCGCCCTCGACCTGGAGTGAGCCATGCGCATCACAAAACTCGAAATCACCAATTTCCAAGGGCTGCGTCATGCGGCCCTTGATGTTTCTGCGCCGGTGCTTCTGGTGGCCGGCCACAACGGCGCCGGTAAAAGCAGCTTGCTTGATGGCGTGGCTATGGCCTTCAACGGCCAGCCGCGCCGCGTCTCGCTGAAGAAGGAGATCGACAAGCTGATCACCGAGGGCGCCAAGAAGGGCGAGGCCCGCGTCGAGTGGCTTGACGAAGCCGACGAGGTGCAGGCCTGCGGGGTCGCACTGCCCAGCGGCAAAGGCTCCCCGCTCGCCGACTCGCCGTTCCTACCGTTCGTGCTCGACGCCAGCCTGTTTGCCGGCCTGAAGGCGGATGATCGCCGCAAGGTTCTTTTTGAGCTAACCGGCACGAAAGTGAGCCCGAACGAGATCGCGAAACGGCTCGAGGCGCGTGGATTCGCTGCCGCGCAAGTCGAGCGGATCAGGCCGATGCTGCGAGCGGGCTGTGCCGCTGGCAACACGCAAGCAAAGGAATACGCCAGCGAAGCGCGCGGCGCCTGGAAAGCGGTCACCGGCGAGAACTACGGCAGCGACAAGGCGAACGGGTGGGAGCCGGAGGCGCCGCCGGTCATCGTCAGCGAGGAGGAACTGGAATCGGCGCGCGCGGAACTGCAAGCCACAGCGCAGGATCTGGATGAAGCCCAGCAGACCCTCGGCTCCAGCAAGCGCGCCCACGCTGACGCCCAGGCGCGGGCCAGCCGCATTGCCGCTCTCCGCGAGACCGCAGCGCTGGCCGACCGCCGGCGCAACAAGCTGGCCACCGACGAGGCCAATCAGGACGAGTGGTCGGAGAAGGTCATGGCAGCCGAGGCCGCCGCCAGCGGCGAGCCCGCCCACCAGCCGCTGACCTGCCCTCATTGCCAGGGCGCCGTGGACCTGCAGGCCGGACAGTTGGTCGCGCACCAGCCCCCGGCGAAGGTTGCCGATCCCGAGGCGGCGAAACGCCTGGAGGAATACCGCGGCTATCTTGCCAGCGCTCAGCGGGCCGTCGCCAACAGCCAGCGGGACCTGAAGGAGAGCGAGGACGCCGCCGCGCAGGCCGCCGCGCTGGAAGCCGAAACCGCCCAGGCGCCCAGCGCCGAGGCGATCGCCAACGGCGAACAGGCGATCAATGAACTGCGCCAGGCGCGTGACCGACAGCAGGCCAAGGTGCAGTCGCTGCAGGAAGCGTTCAACGCCGCCGCGCAGCGCCAGGACGTTATCAAGCAGGCCGCCGGCTTCCACGCCGAGGTCTGCGCATGGAGCGCCCTGGCCGATGCCCTTTCCCCCGCGGGCATCCCGGCTGAGATCCTGGCCGACGCGATCGGACCGGTGAACGAGCTGCTGCAGCGCCTATCCGGCACCGCCGGCTGGTCGCCGGTACAGATCAGCGCCGACATCGATGTCACGTTCGGCGGTCGACTGTACGGCCTGCTGTCCGAGTCCGAACGCTGGCGGTGCGACGCGACGCTGGCCCTGACCATCGCGACGATCTCCGGCCTGCGCCTGGCGTTGCTGGATCGCCTCGACGTGTTGGACCTGCCGAGTCGTAGCCAGGCCCTGACACTGCTGCGCGCCGTGACCATGGACAAGGAAATCGACTCGGTGATCGTCGCCGGCACGCTCAAGGAACCGATGGCGAAGACGCCGGCCTGGCTACAAGCGGTCTGGATCGACGCCGGGCAACTCGTCGACCAGCAGCAACAGGCTGCGGCCTGACCCTCGATACAGCGCCCCACCCGGGGCGCTTTCTCTTCCAGCACGCACCGGACGCCGCCCTGTGGGCGATTCAACCATGCCTCGTGGGCCGCCCTGTCAGGCAGGGCGGCGTCCAGTGCCTGTTCACCGAGTACTGACGTACTTCTAGCGGGTCGCGTACAGCCTAACGACTCTGGGTGTTGAGAACCTCATAGTTACGATCTGCATGCGCCTTGGTTACCCAAGTGTTCTTTGTCGACCTGGCTTGAGCCTTGGATCCGCTCAAAGTTTGGACCACTCGTCCCACGGCCTTCGATGCAACAAGTGCAGCGCTTTCAACCTTTGTCGGAGAACCCCGATAGCCTGCGGCAGACCGAAAATGATTGAGGATGATGTCTTGCTGATAAGCAGGTGTTTGCTCTCCACCGATTGTTGATGCACCCACCGTCTCATACCGGTAATAGACCTTGGTGTCATCGAACACGATCTCGACGATTCTGAAGTCAGGCATCTCTCCTCCTTGATCCGGCCCCAATGCCGGGCCTTCCAAATCTAACTCCAACGACATCACTGCGCCATCACGCATAGCGCAGTGCGTCCTCACGTTCGCGAAAAGGAACCCGCCGCATGATCAAGCGCACTCTCTACCACTTCCACTTCTGCTGCGGCCTGGGCGGCGGTGCCGCCGGTTTCAACCGGGCGCGCCCGTGGGTCGGCAACGTCGAGGCCGAATGGGTCTGCCTCGGCGGGATCGACGTGGACCCGGCCGGATTGCGCGACTTCGAGCGCCTGGCCGGTGTCCCGGGCACCCTGCTGGACCTCTTCACACGCGACCAGTACGTGCGGTTCCACGGCAAGGAGCCGCCGGCAGGCTGGCGTGAGGCCACCCCCGAGGATGTGCGCCGCGCCGCCCAGGGCAAGCGCCCGGACGCGGTGTTCATCTCCAGCCCCTGCAAGGGCGCCTCTGGCCTCCTCTCCGAGAAGATGAGCCTGACCCCGAAGTACCAGGCGCTGAACGAGTTGACGCTGCGCTGCATCTGGCTCATGGGCGAAGCCTGGGCCGATGACCCTGTGCCGCTGATCGTTTTCGAGAACGTCCCGCGCCTGGCCAGCCGCGGCCGGCACCTGCTGGACCAGATCAACAGCCTGCTCGGCGGCTTCGGCTACGCCGTGGCGGAAACCACTCACGACTGCGGCGAACTCGGCGGCCTGGCGCAGAGCCGCAAGCGCTTCCTGCTTGTCGCGCGGCACGTCGAGAAAGTGCCGCCCTTCCTGTACGAGCCGGAGAAGAAGTCGCTCCGCGCCGTCGGCGACATCCTCGGCCGCATGCCGCTGCCGGGCGACATCGATGCTGCAGGCCCGATGCACCGCGTGCCGTCACTGCAGTGGAAGACCTGGGTGCGCCTCGCTCTGGTGCGCGCCGGCAGTGACTGGCGCAGCCTGAATGACCTGGCCGTCGAGGACGGCTACCTGCGCGATCTGATCATCGTGCCGGAGTACCACCGGGGCGTCCTGGGCGTGAATCACTGGGGCGATTCGTGTGGCGTTGTCGCCGGCGCGAGCCGCCCGATGAACGGGCGGTTCTCAGTCGCGGATCCTCGCGCGCCGGCAAACGCCCTGCAATACCAGCAGTACGGCGTGCGCCGCTGGACCGACACATCCGGCGCCATCATCGGCGTCAAGTCGCCCGGCCAGGGCACGTACTCCGTCGCCGATCCCCGCGGCCAGAGTTTCGGCAAGTACCCGGTCACCGACTGGGACGGTCCGTCCGGCACCGTGATCGCGGCCAGCACCACCGGTCAGGGCGCATTCGCCGTGGCCGACCCGCGCCCAGGCGGCGTCCGGCACAACAACGTGTTTCGCGTCGTCAGCATGGGGAGCCACGCCGGAACCGTCACCGGCGGGCACTCACCCAGCTCCGGCGGCCAGGCTGTTGCCGATCCCAGGTACCACAACTGGCACCCAGGGGCGAGCAGCCGCAAATTGCACGTCGGCGAGTGGGGAAGCGCTACCGGCACGGTCACCGGCTCCCAGCAGGTGGCCAGCGGCGCGCTGTCGATCGCTGATCCGCGCGTGCTCGATCGCACCAAGGGCGACGCCTACCTGACCGGCGGGCACTACGGCGTAGTTGGGTTCGACCAATCCGCCGGCGCGGTGTCGGCCAGTGCCCGGCACGACAATGGCAGGTGGAGCGTCGCCGACCCGCGCATGCCGGCGGCGAACGACCGGCTCACCTGCATCATCCAGTCGCTGGACGGCACCTGGCACCGGCCCTTCACCACCCTGGAGCTGGCCGCGCTGCAGAGCCTGGTGGACCCGGAAGAACAGTTGATCCTCGACGGCCTGAGCGACAGCGACTGGCGCGAGCGCATCGGCAACGCCGTACCGCCGGCCGCGGCCGAAGCCATCGCCGGCGTGATGGGCACCACCCTGCTGCTGGCCGAGCAGGGCGAAACCTTCATGCTCAGCAATACGCCGATCTGGGTGCGCCCGGTTGCGGTGGCGCTGAGCGTCGCGCAACAGGAGGCGCAACCGTGAACACCGAACAGTTCATTCGGGAGTCCGCCGCGCGCGGGCTTTCCCGGCGCGCAACGATGCAGGCCCTTGGCCTGGGCCGCTGGAAGTTCGACCTGATCATCGGAGCCATGGAGCCCATCGAGTGGGCCAAGAACGGCACGACGCTCGGCAACCGCCTGGCCTACGAAGCGTCGCGCGGCAGGTTCACGCCAGCGCAGGCCGCAGCGCTGGAGCGCGCGCACGAACGCTGGAGCGAGAGCCGACGCTTCACCGTCGACGGCGTGACCGGGACCATCGCCGAGCTGGTGGAGCACTTCCAGAGCCCGGTCCACGCAACGACCGTCCGCCGCCGCGTCGCCGCCGGCATGAGCCTGCGCGACGCCCTCATCACCCCGCGCCAGCAGCCCAAGCCAGGGCGCCGGCATCCCTGGAACAGGCCAGCTTGCGATTTTGCGCAAGTTGCCGTGTCGCAGCAGGTGCAGCCATGAAAGAACGTCCGATCCTATTCAGCAGGCCGATGGTTCGAGCCATCCTGGAAGGCCGCAAGACGGTCACCCGGCGGGTGATGAAGCCGCAGCCCGACTTCCTCGGATCAATGGTCGATCCCAATACGCCATTCAAGACGCTTGATGCCGGCCTGCACGCACGCATCACCTGCCCCTACGGCGAGCCCGGCGACCGGTTGTGGGT